CTATGTTTATAGCGAGGCTGCACTCCTTTAGGAACTTATTTCTAAATTCTTTACAGAATGTCCTCTAATCTATTCAGATTTGTAGTGGCAGGAAAGTAGTGTGATCAGTACTACCTAAGAGAAACTAAAACGCACAAAGATTTCTAAGATTAGTTACTTCTTAGATTTCTTACGTGCTTTTAGCGTTAACCCTTTTAGGTTTATATTTTTAACTACCTTAAAGACAATAGTGTCTTTAAGTACAAGACTTTTCTTACCTTTGGATACACGTTTAATCAACGGATCCATAGATTTTACCTTCTCTTGGAGGTAACCTCCCGGTCCCCAACTTAGTCGAAGAATATTAGTATATTCTTCTATAAATTGAGTACTAAGGAGAAGAGAGTCTGTTATTTGCTTATCCTCAATAAAGGATTTTGCAAATGTAGTTAGGTCAACTGATCCTCTTAAGGGATTTCTTATGTTAATTGTATCCTCCAAGATAGTCTGTACAGAATATCAAGGAGAATTCAAGAAACAAAAGATTTCCCTTCAGTCTTGAAGGTTCCTTCGAACCTTGACCGATTTGTGAATATTCTTGATGATTATATCCTGTAAAGGGGTATAATCTCAAGCATATTTACAAATCTTACTTCTACAACTATTGAATTGCTTAATGAAATTTATTTCAATTTGCTTTTCAATATCCATGAACACTACTAAAGGAACGTGAAAGTTCGTTAGTAAGTATCTAAGGACCGGATTTAATATTACTCCTTTTGGAGGTAAAACAATCCTACCCTTAAGAGATCATTCCTTACAGTATCAATTTTGATACAAGTAAGTAATGGCTCACATGGAAGAAGTAATATCCCTGTGTTTATTAAATTTCTTTAATAAACCAGGTATATGGTCTAAGAGAAGGGCAAACTGATGTGGCTCCTCGTTATCAACGAAGGACTTCAGCATTAACCTCTCCAATATTGTGAAGTAGGAAGAAATTCCACCTTCCAATATTGGGCCAAGAGGTAAAGGAGTAAGATTTACAACTAAACCTTGTCTATTTTCATAAACAAGTTTAGAGGCAAACTCAGCCCCTCACCTTTCACAGGGTTTAACTGTCTTGTGTAAAGAAATTTTACAACCAAGATTAGTTATAACCTTTGTGAAACTGTCGGATACCAATTCGTCGAAGATGACAATGTCGTCTCCTAGAATTAGGTAATGAGTAAAGTGGGGTTGACCAACTATAAGTGCTGAAACTCGAACAATGACATGATGAGTCAAAGCTAATATAGCCCAGGATGAGTATAAACCCATTCCTTGGCCTGTGGCATAAGATAATTTTATCTTATTACCACAAGGTAATTTAATTTTAAATACTAAAGTATTTATTATTAAATACCATATTAGTCTAAGACCAAAATGTCTTGTAAAAGTTCAAAGCACAAATAGTTGAAAACCTAAGGGAATACGATCAGTAGCATTTGATAAATCCAATGAATATGGTGCCTTGAAGTGTGAATAGACAACAGTTTCTGTTTCTAATCATGCTTCAAGGTCAAAGTCTAAAGGTAACGGATAAGGAAGATTATTCCTTTCCGAAAACTCTTTAGCACTTTGATCACGATATTCAGTAAATTTATCAAAAATGATTTCTTGATTATACGTTGCATCTGTACTATTTAAAAATAGTTGCAGATACTTCATAATTAGGTTATGCAATGGGTATAAAGTTATTTGAATAACTGGATTACCAATTGCAATAATCCGAAGTTTTCCTGCTCCATCACCAAAATAAGAAATCTTACCTAAGTAAGATTCTTTTAAGGTTTTGGATAGGGAAGACTTGGAAAATATAGGATCCATTATTAACATCTTCTTGAATTTAATTCTTGAAGGTGTAATAATGTATTTCATGAATCCTAATGGAGTACTAATTCCATAAGGACTAATGTTCCTATATTTCCTAGTTACCTGATTATAAAATTTTGCAAACAATTCTATGAATTGTAAGTAAATTTTATGATCAGATATAATCAGAATATCAATGATCTTAGCAACCATAGACCTTCCTGAAGGTCCAGATGCAGAGTATACACTACCGGTTTGAAAACCTGGTGTATATATCTGATCTAAACCTTTAAGAGGTTTACGGAAGTTAAGATCTGCTACTTTTCGAAACCCCATTTCGTGTCAAGATTTTAATACAATTAAACCGTACTTAAAGACATAGAAAAGATTAATTAAACCTAAAGGTTTAACAATCGAATCTACGTCTAAAGGTACGGGTGTATTAAATTTCTTATAAACACGAAGTTGGGTTAGGATTATAGACTTTTCAAAATCTCTTAATTCCATATTCAGGATAGGGTAAAGGTAGGATGGAAATCCTTCCTTTGACTTACGTCAGAACTTAGTTTGATCTAGTTCTACCTTTTCTCCTGATAGGAAAAAGAGCTTGATAAAGTTTATATCCTCTTTAAATCGAGCAACAATCATTTCTGGTTGTTGTTTCTTTAAAGAATTCTCTTGTACTAAACATAGTCCTTTTAGGATATGTTTAACACCTGCCTGTCTTTCAAAAGTCAAAAGAAATTTTGACGTTTGTCGGACTACCGAAATCGCTTCCTTTCGCCACCACTCTGGCTTTCCTAGTTTTGTTCTAGGGCCGGGTTTTGAGGGAATAGACGGGATTACTGTCCCCAAATTTCTTCAGGTGTCTTTGCTAGTCCACAGTCTATAACGAGATCAGCCATAGATTACCGAATAGATTCTAATTAAAATTAGAATCTATTCGGTAATCTATGGCTGATCTCGTTATAGACTGTGGACTAGCAAAGAC